ATGTTCTTCGATAGTTTTCATAATTTTATTCTCCGTTACTAGGTAACAATAACTATTTATCTTTTATTGATGGAATCTCTACACAAGAACAAGTCTGTGTTCATTTTAATACTTGAAGCAGTACCAGAATGCTGAACTCCAGCAACAACCCATTTACCACTATATTTGCTATCCAATTTAGGTTTATCACCTGTAATTTCAGTAGAAGGTATCTTTAAATCAATACCATTACCACAAAATAAATCTAAATTACCAGGTACAGTAATTTGCATTCTAAGATTCTTGAGTGTTTCTATTCTCATCCATTGATATGCTTGCAATTCAACTAATTCCTGATAATTCTTTTGTGGATTGTTCTTGTATTTTGGATCAAAAATTTGGTTTGGAAGCATAGTATAACGAACCCTTTTAGGAAAGTCAACAATATTTCTAATTTCTGGATCCATACCAGAAATAGGATTAACTGCATTACTCTTACCTATATGAGACATCTTTCTCCATAATTTCTTAACTCCATACCGATATTCTTTACTCTTCATATCAGTACTAACACCCCAACGTGATCTTAATATAGAAACTGGATCAAAACCAACACTATAACCAGACCAAGTGCCATGCCTCAATCCCATTAAATAACTCTTTTCATCAGGGAAGACAATAGTATCAATTAAATAAGTATCATCACCAGTTGGATCTCTCATATTCTTAGGAGTGTATGTATACTGATGAACCTTAGCAATTCCTTTATTAGTATCAGTCTCTTCAAGTTTATTATCATTAATATCTTCAATCATTTTATCAATGGATTTGAAATTAAATCCCATTGCATTTTCAAAGAATGTGAATCCATTTTGTAATGTACCGCCTTTAGGATTCTTACGTATACTTCTTTGACATATCCAATAAATTACATCAAGAACTCTCCAATTAGGAGCAACAAATGTATGCTTATTAAGAGTTTCCTCTAAAAACATCCTTTTACCAGTATTCAAATATTTCTTATCTTTAAGTAATTTTTTAATAATTTCTTCTGCCTTAATCTTTTTATCAAATACCTTTTCACTAGATCCAAATATATTACTAACCTCATTCTTAATGAACTCATTGGAACAAGCATTTACTTGAAAGAAGTCAGTAGACTGACCAGTTCTTACACGAGATTCAATTTGATAAGATCTAAAATAATAAGTTCTGTCCTGTTGTCCAGTTTTAAGTAATAATCTAAACTCCTCAGTTCCTGTTAATGATTGCAATAAACCACCCTGATCCTCAATAATAAACCTAGCTTCCATAGTTGCAGAACTAATAGATTCATACACTTCCCATCCAGCTAAGTATTCTGTTAGATCATACTTCCCATCACTAGTCTCTACTCGTTTTCCACCACGATAAATACTAAATTCAATTTCAACTTCACCTGGCGACTGTCTAGATATCGGCATATTTACCTCAATGGATTATTAAAGGAGTTCAACACAGCAGCAGTAGTTTTCAATAATGCACCAAAAACACCACCTGGTGCTCCACTGGAACTATGTTGTCCAGGAGCAACACCCTTAGAATTAGTCAGTATCTGTGATATTGACTGATTTGCTGCACTAATATATTGTCTAGTATTGCGATTGGATTCATCAATTGCTTGAGTTGTAGCAGCAACTATACCTGTAGTTCTAGCATTAATCTCTTTTCTTGCTCTATTCCTTTCATCTGTTGCTCTTTGTATTTTCATCTCGTCACTCTTTCTATTCTTAGATTTATTCACATTTCTACTACCACCTTTCTTATTTCCACTACGAGCACCTTCAGGACCAGCACCAAATACATTAGTTAACATACTGAATATACCGCCAGGTGCTCCACTTTCGCCACCCATCATATCTTTTGCACCACCAAGAAGACCACCAAACAGTTGAGCACCTGTCTGCCCTGTCTTCTTAGTATAAGCAGAACCTGCTTTTCCCAATTCTTTCTTATCACGTTCAGACAATCCCTCTGAACCCATCAACTTCTTAATTAAACTGCTTTGCTTATCACCCTTAAATCCAAATTTCATATCCTTATTACCAGCAGTATTAAAGGTATGATTTCCAAATTTAACTTCATTAACATCCTGTGATCGATCATAGAATGCACTGGAATAATTACGGAATCCTGTTGCAGACATAAGTTTTGCAATCTGCTGAGGATCATCAACCTGATTTGCAAGTAAACCCTTCAATCTAGAATGACTCTTTGCAATTTCAATTGCTCTAGCAGCAACTTCCAATTCAGATCCAGACCATTTCTTACTAATACGACCATCAGTAATAGGACTATACTGACCAGGAGCATGAATAATATCCTTTAAAGATCCACTCTTAGCCATAAATGTTCCTGGATTACCAGTTTCATCAATAATCGCCTTTCTATTCAAAATACTTCTTGCTACTAATGCCATCCCTGCCATACCCTCTCCTTGAGCTTCAGCAAGAACTAATTTTTGGAACAACTGTTGACTACTATTCTTAACTCCCTTCTTCTTCCAATCTTTACCAAGTTTGGATCCAAACTGAGTAGTTAGAGATTTATCACTGATACCCCTAAATGCATTTATTTTATTATTTGTAGGATGATATAGTGCTGGTCCAAACCCACCACCACGCTCAAACTTTTTCAATCCAAGTTCAGAAAGATTAAATCCTAATTGCTTTGCTCTATAGATTGATCTAGAAACAATACCAGGATCTCTTCTTGTCGCAAAATTATCTAGTGGAATAACAAAACCACTTCCATCTCCTTTTGTTGCAACATATTCAGTTCCGTGACCGATAAATGATGGTGGTAGTGCAGGATGCATAGACACAGGGAATCCGCTATTAGGTCCTGATATTATACCACTTCCCATTGGATTTACATCACCACCAAGCATTCTATTTTTCTTACCACCAAACAATCCCCAACCAGTCTTAAGATCATCCCAAAAACTTTTCTTGGGTTTATTTTCTTCAAATTTACTCTTAACACCCTCAAATGCATTTATACCTTTATTAGTAACATCCCTTATTTTTTCCATCTGACCAGGAACAAGAGCATTAAGTATTGATGTTATAGCACCAACCTTATTATTACCCATTGCTTCCTTATCTTCTTGCATCTTGCGATTCATATCTGCAAGAGTATCATCCGCTTTCTTCTTGGCAGCAGTTATACCTAACATATCAGCAAGAATATTCTGATTCTTATCCTTACTATCATCAATAGACTTACTAATATTACCAGGAAGATCAGTAAGTTTTTGCCACCAATTCTTCTTATTTAATTGATCCTTTTTCTCTTGTTGTTTGTCTGGTAAATTATCTTGGTTTTTTAGGTCTATACCTTGTCCATCCTCATACTTACTAACACCAGTAGGTTTGTAATTACCATCGTTAGTAAGATCATCACCATATCTTGATATCGACTTATCTCTATCAGTAGCTCTAACTCCAATTTCTTTTTCAGCATCAGCATCACCTTTTTTGGAGAAGAATCCCGCAGTTGATTCATCATAACCCTTATCACCAGGAAGTTTACCTTCCTTATCCATCTGAGCTTCAATAGTACCATCAGCAGCTTTTTGAGGGAATAAAAATTCCATCGCAGCCCATAATGCAGCACCACCAATAAATCCACCAAGCATCCATTTCCTAGCTCTACCACCAGTCATCATAAGACGACCTTTTCTTCTTAAAAGTTGTCTCTTGACAGTTCTACCCCTTCTATCAAAAAGTGCAAAGACTTTTCTAACATCACCAATAATCTTCCAAGGTTGAGTAAGATACCTAATTGCTAAGAATGCTCCAGCAAACCTAAGCCAAATTTTAGTAAACGATTTTATTTTTGTCCAAGGGTCACTATCATCTCTAAGAAGATCATACAAGTCATCGATCATACCAACAACTTGACTACTAATAAACTTAGCAATAGTGCTAAAAATCTTATGCAGTTTTTCAAGAGTTGCCTTAATCTTCTTCTTATTTGCTGGATTAGCCAACCACTTCAGGATTGGCATTACTACCATTAATTTAAAGAAACTAGAAAGCATCTTCATAATACTTTCTAAGAATCCAGGTGTTTTTAACTCACTAAATTTCTTAAAAAATGATTTTGTAGCTTTAGGTGTTCCTGATGATGTTGGTGCTGTATCAAGATCTTTTAATTTCTTTTTCCTATTCTCTAAAAGATCTACTTCAATAGCTTTAAGTTCTTTAACTGTTCCAACTATTCCATTAAGAACACCACCAATATTATTAAGTGCTTCTGTATTTAAATTAATAGTACGAACAAATTCCTTATCTTTTCCACGAGTAGGTCCGCCTGCCGATTCCTTCTTAGTATCGACAAACTTGTATAGGTTAATTTTTCTAGTCTTTTGTATTGCCATTTACCAACCAGCACCTCCCATTCTATTTAACAAACCTTTGACACCACTCATTGATGACAATTGCTCACCAACACCAGAGGATGTATCTACTGGAACTGGAACTGCCTCAAGTTTTTCCATAATAATAGGAATAGCAACCATCTCGATAGCAGTCTGTAATGCATATTCAGAATCAAACTGACCATCTCTAAAAATTTCATTAACATTATCAACAACACCAAGAACTCTCTTATCAACACCCAACTCTGGTGCTAATTCCCTAAGACCAGTTGCAATATCACCACTCTCAGACATACCCATCATTGCTCTGTATACTCCACCCATACCAGATTTATCTGCCATTCCACTTATGAAAGAAGCAGGTGAGAAGTCACCAGTAATTAATGAACCCATTCCTGGAATACTTGCAATTCCAGGTATATTTTGTATAGCAGAACCAATACCAGGAATTGAGTTAAGAACTCCACCCAATCCCATTTTATCAACTGTTGCTCCAAATGCTGAAAGTTGATCCCCAAACTTTGTTCCTTGAACTGCAGCACCTAAAGCACCACCATAATTACCTTGTATCAAAGCAGAAGATATTTTACCAATCTTAGTTTCCATAAAATTATCAAACATCTCCTGACCTTTATTATAAAGATTAGCAAATGGTTTTCCAAAATTATTCTGGAAGAAATTACCTATACCAGTCTCCCATTTAGCAAATGTCTCAGGGAATATATTAGCACCAGTATTCCAAAGACTCATAACAGCAGCCATTGGATTACCTTGAGATAGAGCACTAAATGCTCTCATTCCTGTTATAACTTTTTCAATCCATGCATATTGTGGAAATACAATAGGTAAAGCAACTGATAATATCTGACCTAACTCACTATTCAGGACATTACTAGCAATTTTACCAATATCACCAATAATATTACCAGCAAAATCAACAACAGGTTTAACAACAGTATTATATACTGCTTCAAAAGGAGATTTAATAATATTCCAAATCTTTTTGAATGGATTCCATGCTTGACGTAACTCACCAGGTTCTGAGTCAGAGTTTTTCTTACCAGTAAAGACTCCCAGAAAATCCCACCATGCTTTTCCACTCTTCTTCTCTGTCTTCCCTTCTTCCTTAGAACCTTCAATTATCTTAGTGGCTTCTGCTAATTTATCTTTAGCATTTGAACCACCAAATTTACTAGCAATAGCATTAGTTGCTTCAGTCAAACCAGGAATAAGTTTAAGTAAACCACCATCCTGTTCCCATTGCATTATTGCTTCACCAACTCCAGGTATAATACGAGCAAGTAAATAAGCATCAATAGTAGTTCCAGCAACCATCATAGGAACACCCCATGTTGCACCTACACCAGTTAATGAACTAATACCACCAGCAACATCTAAAGTACCAGCAATTGTTTCTAAGACACCAGCAATATTATCACCATATTTAAATGATTGACCAGCAAAATAATAGTTAACTAATCCACCTATAAGTGGTATTGCTGCTCCAGCTCTTTTACCCCACTTTGCTCCTTGACTACTAATAGCACCCCAAGTTATACCTCTCTTTTGAAGTGCCTTTGTTATCTTATTAATAATTGGAATTCTATTAATAGCACCTAAAATCTCTTGTCCTTTCTTCAGAAATGTATCAACATATGGTTCAACAAATTCCCATATTGGTTTTAATATTCTATTCTGTACTGCTTTCTCAATATTACCAGGAAGATTCCAAGCTCTCTTTGCCCATTTACTAGTCCATCTTCCTATACCACTTGCTGCATTACCTGCCCAATTAACACCTTTCTTAAAATTCTTTCTAGCAGCAGGACCAATATTAGCAAGAAACTCTGATGTTGCGTCCAGTGCTTTCTTTGTCCTTCCTCCGTCAATCTCTCGAATCTTACCACCAATCTTTCCAGGTAATGACTTTAAACCTTCTAATACATCACCACCTTTTTTACCAAGTTCTAATCCTTTAAACCAATTATTTACATTATTACCAACCTTAGTAGCATTTTTCCTAACAAGACCTGTAACAGTAGAAAATTTTTCCCCAAGTCTAAGATCCTTAAAAGGATTCTTTATTTTCCAACCTTGACCTTTTAACTTACCATCCTTAAACCCACCTTTACTGAATAACCCCTTAAGTCCTATCTGACCTCTACGAATTAATCTTAATCTATCACCAAAATTTGAAGTACCTTCAATAAATCTTGCATAGGACTTATTCATCCTAGATAGAGATTTCTTAGCCTTCTGGAACCAAGGTAAACGTCGAGGTTTTTGCGGTTTTTTAGGTAGTTTTCGTAATCTTCCTCGCTGATTAAATCTGGGAACCTCCCAGTTCATTATAAAGTCTAAAATACCTATAATATCGCCAATTAAGGCAAATGGATTAAGAAGCCACCTTAAACTAATAAAACCAAAAAGAACCTTACCTAGATTCTTTACTTGGTTTATAAATCCTACCTTATTCCCATGTTCATCCTCACCACCCAACAACTCAGTCATTGGTGTAAGGATATTATCCATTATCAACCACTGACCAAAGCTGTATAACTTCTTAACAACAAATACAGTCTTTCTTACAAATTCTTGTAATTTTATCCTATTATTTGGATCTCCCACCCATTTCAGTAGATCCTTTATAACATAAAATTTAAGAATACTTACTATAAATTGAGCAATAGGACCCCAAACATTGCCCATCCACCCAAAGATATCACCAAATTTCTTCTTTTCTTTTGTATTAGGTTTTCTTTTAGTAGTTAACTTTCTTCCAATTATTTTATTCTGTTCTGTCTTATCCTCAGAATCTTGGTCTCTCTGTCGTTGTGCCTTCCTCCTTAATAACTTTTTCTCCATCACATCGAGCTTAACGTTAGCCCATGCAATATCTCGCATGTCACCAACTACTAGACCAAGACCTGTTACTACTGATCCTAATCTATTCTTAGCTAATACACCTTTTCTTGCAGCACGAATCGCTGGAGAGGATTTACCTGAACTTCCAGGGTTAATAAACTTGTAGGGAGAAAGTTTAGGCATTACATACCTTGTCGTGCTTCTGTTGCTTGTTGAGCTTTAAGTCTTCGCTCTTCTTCCTTTAAAAATGCCACCAAAAGATTCATATAAATCTCTTTCTCAAAAGGTATTAAATTATCAATAAATTCAATTGGCCACTTGTGGTGGTGCATTAATGAGAAATTGACTTCATAATAACTCTGCAAACTTTGATGGAGAAGAGCTATCCGAAAAAAGCTGCTAATCCTTCAAGTACAACATCACTCTCAACCTTTGTTTTTGGATTAGTTACCTTAACAGTATGAGATAACTTAGGCATAGATTCAAAGAAATCTTGAATCATCATAAATTGTTTACTACTTAATTGATCAAAAAATTCAACCAATTCCTCTTTAGGAGTATCAGCAGCTTCATATACCTCTTCAGCATCTGAAATTTGCTTAACACATCCTGCAGCCATTTGGAAAATTTGATCAACACCAGGTGCTTCACCTCCAGTAAAATTCATTTCAACAAAACTATCCAAACTAGGATAACCCATAGTCAAAATGATCTCTGGACTTAATTTAATATCAGTCTTATGTCCCTTTGTTTTAACGACTTTAATCTCATTCAAAGGTATTTTTACCTCGACTGTAGTCTCGTCGTCATCAGGGCATGTAACTTGTACATCAACAGTTTCACCTACCGACTTAGTACGAATTTGTAAGAATACAAACTCAATATCAAAAGTAGGTAATTCCTCAACATCATGTATATCTGTACATTCTGTGATAATAGTTTTAATAGCAGTTACTATATCAGCCTGATTACCTGTTTCAGTTGCCAAAAGAAGTAATTTCTCTTCTTTAACAAGAAATGGTCTATAATTCACAATCCTACCGTCAGATGGTAGTTTCAATTTGTACTTAGGTACATTTAACTTAGGTAATGCCATATAAAGTTCAATTCAGTAAAATTATTTATATCTCTATCCGATGACCAATTGTGCAGTAGTTGCTTTAACTAAATGTTGTAATACTTGAGCATCTCTAGTAGCATCAACTTGATTATCTCTAGGAATTGCAATATCCCTCATAGGACCAACTTCATCAACATACCAAGCATCTTTAGGAAAGAATCTATATCTTTCAAAATAAAATCCAACTGTTACTGTCATCATTCTAGCTCTATCATTATTAAGTTGCACAGATCCAAGATTATATGGAAATGCATTCCATAACTCCCATTTACCTGTTAGATCATATTTTGATCCTAAATCACTAACTTGACTTAAATCAGTACCATCAGCAACTTCTGCCAAATTAGCACCTGAAATTGTTACTCCTGGTCTCCTTTCCCACTTATAAATCGATATTCTAGGAGAACAATAAAAATCATAATATTCACTATATTGATTTGAATCTCTTGAGGTTAAATCCATCCACCTCTCAAAGAAATTCCTTGAATGTTGATTTCTAGGTATAATAAACGTTGCACTTATTTGACTGTATGCAGTACCTGTAGCATATTTGTATGCAGAACCAACATTAACAATTCCACCAGTTGTAGTTTGTTTACTAGGTACAGTGACTGTCTGACAATAATAATTAAGAGATTTTCTAAGATTTCCCAAATCAGATACTAAATTAGATCCCCTTTGACCTAAAGTATTATCATGCCCAACACTAATTCCAATCCTATTCTTTAAAATAGGTGGTGTTGCTATATGAAAAGAAAATAAGTTAGTAAGACTTGGAGTATAATCTGGATCCTTTATAGAAAAAGATACAAACTCCTGTAAAGAAGGGTATTGTGCTGCTTCCTGATTAGGAACACTATTATATCCTTCTTGTTGATTTCTCCTAATAGCAGCTTGTGATGTGCTAGTACTTGTTGTAGGCCAACGGTTTGTCATTACGGTTTAAGCTCCTTCTCAGTAATTAACATAAATTCCATATTATGATCCTCACAAAACTCTATTGCGTATTTCCATTTTGCTTGATTAACACCCCAAGTCATAACCTCATTAATATACCCTTTAGTCACCTTCCTTTGTTTCTTGGGTTCTTTTGTTTGTTTAAAAGGTTTAACTTCAACTATATACTTTTTACCGTTGGTTTTTAAATAAAAATCTGGGTAATAAGTATGCCATTTATTATCAACAGGCGAAATATAAGGAATCTTAACTTCTTCACTTCCCCATTCAGTAATATTGGGATTACTATCACAAAATCTCATAAATTTGAGTTCCCAACCTGAACGATATTTTATATTACGATAATCACCCTTGTACTTTCGAGGTTTACTAGGAAAGTACTTTCCTTGTTTATAACGCATAAATACATAGAGGTCACGTAATATTTAGGCTAAGAGATGACGGTTTTTCGATATCCAATGAAAGCACCTGTCCCAGGAAGTAATGATAATCCAGATTCTTGGGGTGGAACGGAGGCTATCGATTATGTACGTTTCCGTCAATATTATATGAAATTTAATGAAGGTGCATCATTTGCTTCGGAAACATTAGGTACAAATAACGCTGAAAAGATATATGTAGGTGGTCCTGACGCAGTTTATATCAACATGCCACCAAACATACAAACCTCATATAATGCATCATATAGAAAGGTAGATCTTGGTATTGCTGGTGCAATGATAGGTGCAGCAGGTGGAACTGAAGCATTTTCTGATATGGACACTCTAACTGAAGCTCTTCAATCAGCAGCTGCAGGTGCTTCTCCAGAATTCTTGAATAGTGCAGTTGCAGGTGCAGCTACTGGTGTTAGTGGTGCACTAGGTTTAGCAGGAAATATAGGTGCTAACGAATTACAAGCATTAACTAAAGGAAGAGTATTTAACCCATATAGCGAACAAATATTCAGCAATATGTCATTTAGATCGCATAATTTTAACTTTAAAATGATTGCGAGAAATCAACAAGAAGGACAACAAATAGAAGAAATAATACACTACTTCAAAAGAGGTAGTCACCCAACATTCCAAGGTGCAGACTCACTTTTTGATTTTCGTAATAACGAAGATATAGAAAAGATTTATAATGATAAAAAAGAAGATGGTGCAAAAAAATTCTCTGATTGGTCTGGTAATATTACAAAACTTGAAGGGCAGTTAGGTAATACCGCAATTGGGCAAAATGCGAAATCTCAAAGATTCTTCAAAGTTCCAAATAAGTTTGAAATAGATTTTGTTCGTTTAGCAGCAGATGAAGATAATTCAACTGTACCTACAGTAACACCAAATTTACACTTTAGAATAATGCCTTCGGTTTGTACTGCTATCGGAGTTAACTATACTCCTGATAACCAATATAATGCATTAAAACGAATTGGACATGATCCAGCAGCATCTGAAGCAACAGATCCAACTGTAAGAAATTTATCAGTACCAGCAGTGGTACTAACATTACAATTCACTGAAGTAAAACTTCTAACTGGCGACGACATAACCAAAGGATACTAATGGCATATTTTACTCATTTACCAGATTGCTACATTGGAAAAGGAATTGATGATGACGAATCATTCAATTACCAATTAGTAAAAAACCTATTCAGAAGAATTATTGTTAGAGAAGACATAGAGAAATATGTAACTATGTTTGAAGTTCAAGCATTACCAGATGGGTTAAAACCCTTTGAAGTTGCTAAAAAAATAACAGGTGACGAAGGTTTAGACTGGTTAATCCTAATTTTAAATAATATAACTGATATTTACGAACAATGGCCTAAAAAAGAAGAAGATCTGTCAAAATTCGTTTTAGAGAAATATGGTACATTTGACAATGTACATCATTATGAAACACAAGAAGTAATATGGGAAGTTCCTGGTGAAGAGGATATAGTAGTTTTTAAAAGAGGTATAGAAGTAAACGAAGATTTTAGAGCAACTTTACCTGATGGAACTGTAAAATCAAAAGAAGACTCAATATACCCTGTAAGTAACTATGAACACGAAAGTTTTTTAAATGATAAAAAACGTTTTATACGAGTTCCAACTATGGAATTGATAAACAAGATATTGAGTGAAATTGACGAATTACTAGCATATGAATATCATAGTGAATTGGATGATTTCAATAATAAGAAGACTTTACTAAATGTTGCTCAAAGATTCTTAGATACAAGAGGTTATGTAGCTGGTTCAGAGACTGTTTCACTAAATCAACTAGGAACAATAGTATCTTACGATAACGGACCTGGAAGTACAACAATACAAATTGAAGGTGCTGAATCTACAAGTACAACTGCATCAACAAGTCAAACAACCACTTCTAGCACTGCAACATCTACCACCACTACTACAACAACTTTAACCTCTACAACAACACAAACATTTGATGGTGGTGAGGCAGCAACTTCCTCATATTAAAAAAAACCCTACACACGAAAAAATGTGCCGAGTTTTTTTTGCGCTTATATGGGAATAAAAAGTCGAATAATATACGACCCCCCCCCTTTATTCCTGCATGGGACTACCTGTCCTGTATCGTGCGTTAACAAACATAGTTTCAATCTCTAGGATATAATTTGTATCGATCCACCTAGACTCTTTAATCTCATCCATTGCAACGGATGCTTCACAAAATTTGTTTAATGTTTCTTTTCCGTGTGAAGTATAATACTTAGACGGTTGAGGGTGATGAAGATTGTCGCCTGACATTGGATTGTGTTGAATTCTACACACTATTTTATATTAGCAAACCCCAATAATAGGGGTTTCTTTATACTATCTTTCGGTTTGCTTAATCCTTTTTGACTTTTATTACTTTAAAATCTTGTGCTTGATAGATAAAATTTATAGCAACTCTTCTCGAACTATCATTAACTTCAACTGTCCTATAGTTAACATCAGATCCAAATACAACCATACTATTTTCTATACTAGGAACTTTAGTACCATCTTCAAACTCTAAGTATCCATCATTAGTATTAACAAAAAATACCGCAATCTTATCATCATTATTGGTATTAATAGAAGATCTTCCACTTATATAAGTGTCTTTAACCATACCAATATCTTTAACAGTCTTTACATCCTTATCATAATTAGAGATACCACCTTTAAAATATCCTTCAACTTTATATGGTTTAATGACACCCAACTTTACCATAATAGGATCTAATATCACTGCAGTTGCTGCACAAATCTCTTCATCTTCTCTAGGTAACTGTCCCTTTGCAGAATAAAACAAATGAGAAAGAGTACCATCTTCCTGATAAAACCAAGGACAATCATCACCCATCATGTAAGATTGTAATCCCCCAAACTCCTTTTCGGGCAGAACGTTATCAATAATATCCATTTAAAATCTCGGTATCTTTTGTACTAGTGGAAGGACTTCAGTCTCTACTTTGTCTGCAATCTTATCAACTATACTTATATCTATGTCCATAAACGGTGGGATGATACCGAGTAATCTTAGAGTCCCATCTAAAAACAATGCTAAACAAGTAAAACCGAGAATCATACTAATAATAGTAGCTTCTCGGTTATGTTTACGCATAGACTCTTCATCTATCCTTCTAGCTTCTTGTAAAGCATCAGCAATTAATACATCCACTTGTTCTTTTGTGTAACAAAGGCGAGGTAAAATTTTCCTGACAGCTTCTTCAGTCATGGATTACCCTCCATCAATGTCACATCCTATGACACTACCACTAACGATTCCAAGAGGAATTGCCCACCAACGTCCATCTCCTTGAGATAGTGCTGCTGCTGCACCTCCACCTAAAATACCACCAAGAACTGCTCCCTCACTACACTCATTACCGTCAGGTGATGGTGGTCTTTGATAGATTGGTCTTGGTTCTCTTTCTCTAGGAGGTGATGATCTCCATGGCCTACATGGTACTTCAATAGTATCATGCCATGACTTAACATATCCTGGACTGTTTGCTGTGCCAGGAACATACTCTTCTCTATATTCTTTGCGTATACATTTTCTCGATGAAGACCAGCCTGGTTGTGACTCGTACGCTTGAGCACTGCCAGCAATCATAAATGGTATCAATAACAATGGTGCTAGTTTCATAATTCTCCTGTTAATATGATTATTATAACAGCACAAGAAGGATATTAAGTCCTCCTTGTGCCAGTTTATAATCAGTCCTCCTCTGCTAAAGAAGCAAAGTATGACAATGTATCCTCAGTATCAGTACTTGGAGAGGCAGTTGATACCTTCTCTCTAAAGTCTGACACTTCTTTACCCCAGTTAGCAGGTACTACTTCCTCTTCACTCTCATCAACTGCAACAGGTGCAGGACGTGGTGAAGACTTACCTAAAACAAGATTCAATCTTGCCTTAAGTTGCTCATAACTCTTAAAGTTCTTAGCATCTTCAAACTCTGCTAGGGAATAACCCTTCTTCCAGATCCCTTCCAATTCTTCATCACTAAAGTCACCTAACGTAGAAGGTGCAGCGAACTCTGACTTATCATAGTTCCAATACCCATCTACCTTTCTGATCTTAACTTTAAAATCAGCACCCTTCCAGAAATTGAATGGGTCTAGTGGTGTCTCGTCAGCAAATGCAGGTTGCATTGCTTCGACCAACTTGTCAAAGATCTTCTTACCATACTTATAAAGGAATACTCTTCCTTCATTCTCTGGATGAGCAGGGTCTGACACAACATAGATGTTAGAGTAGTAAGAAAGCTTACGCTTCTGTACTCTAGCAGTTGCTTTATCCTGTTCACGACCACTGTTCCATAGTTCTCTGTTCAGTTCTCCAACGGGATCATCCTTACCAATAGTAGTAAGAGAGTTCTCGATGTACCACTGACCACCAGGACCCTTGAAAGAGTGTGACCAGATCTTTGCCCAAGGCATATCCTCTCCATCTGGAGCAGGAAGGAATCTAATAACAGCATAACCGTTACCAGATTTATCCAACTCAGGTTTCCATAGACGCTCATCAGCACCTGTGGTCTGAGGTTGGTTTAGTTTTTCTATTTCTTGTGTCAGTTTACTAAGACTGTTGCCTGTAGAGGCAGCTTTCTTTAGTGAAGCAAATGACATAATCGTATTCTCCGTATTGAGTGTATTAATGCTACTGTATGATCGTAGCATACTATTTAGGTGATGTCAATCAGATTGACTTTTTTGTGCTCTCCCTAACGTATCGAGCATAGCTTCCATGCAGTCTATAAGACTAGCATATCCAAATGCTTGAGACAAGGCATCAATCCTTGTCCTCATGTCTGCTGCTTCAGCATCTTCTTTAGATGCTAAAGTTAATCTAGTATAAAAATTCTTTTGTTTGTCTATCAATACCTTACACTTATCAATATGTTCAACTCTTTCTTCCTTACTCATCCTATGAAGTTGATTAGTAACTGAAGCTATCTCATGATAAGTATTAAATATGTCATTTAAATTCTCTTGTACTTGTTCTGATTCAAAAAATGTAGTCTGTGTCATAAAGGTAATACTCCTTTAGTTGTTTGCTTCATATAATTAAGACGTTGAGCTTCATGCTTCAATCTTTCTTTCAATGGTTTTGATAAAAGTTTTGGTACAGTTTCAACTTCAATCTCATTCTCTTGACAGTAAGTTACTACTGCTTCAATGTATGTGATAAGACCGTTGCTTTTATGCACTAACCTCTCAATCTCTGCTGAGAATTTTGTAGGGGTTAAAAACTTATCATCCGCAGTTTCTTTAGGCATTTTTTCCCCTAACAAATTCTTGGATATAGGATTTAAGTAGGTGTAGATAGTCATCAAGATTGTACTTCTGAAATACTTGTATAGACCCATCTTCAACCGCAATGAGTGTGACAATTTTCTTTACCTCAATACCTGTACGTTCGAGGAACATTGCTGCGTACGCAGTCTCTTGAACAAAGTAATGTTCAACCCAGTCCTCTTGTTTTTCTTTGGTGGAGGTTTTAAAATCAATTACTGCTAACTCACCATCAAACTCTGCGATACAGTCTACACGACCAGCAAGTCCAAGGTAATGTGAGTATAGGAAGGTCTCCAAGCAGTGAATGTTATCAATGCGATCAAGAGTAGTCTTGGCCGACTGAAACATTCTAACAGATAATGGATTATTTTCCAAGTATACTTCAAGATTTAATTTATCTTTAATATAATCCTCAGTGATACTATGAAAGGCAGTACCTCTTTGTGTTGCTCTAGCAGTAATTTGATTAGCCTCATGCTCACCTACTTTCTTCCTCCAGTTTGCAAAGAAGGATGCGTTCTTGAACGATGTGATTGAGGTAACACTCGGATAATATTTATCAGCACCAGGAATAGGATAGAATCTAACTCCATCCTCATTTATAGGTTCGACTTCAATCTCCTTAAGAGGAACATCAACAAAGGTAAAACTCATTTAGAAACCAAGATTGTATTTTGTAATTAAGTATTGTTTGACTAGACCAGATCTTACGATGTCATCTATACCAAACTCAATGCAAGCAAAGTCCTTCATCTCCTGAAGGATCTGTATGAAGTCTGATATCTTAGACTTCTCTGCTTCTCTTGTTAGATCTGTCTGAGTGATGTCACCACAGAACATAATCTTAGAGTCTTCACCTACTCTTGTTATTATACTATCTAATTCATGAAAATTCAAGTTACTAAACTCATCAACTATTACGATAGCATTATCTAATGTAGTACCTCTAATGAATGAAGTACTCCAGAAATCTATTGTCTCTTGTGTTCTGAGATTATCATACAACATTTCAAATGAATTGTCGTCAGGCATACCAAACATATACCTCACCATATTCTTGTAAGGTATTTGATATAGGTATGACTTATCTTCATGGTCGCCAGGAAGAAAACCAATCTCTCTAGTAGGTACTAGTGACCTTACAATGTATATCTTTTCGTAAGGTGAAGTGTCATCTAGTACCTCTTGGAGTGCTAGGTAAAGCATGATAAATGTCTTACCTGTACCAGCAGCACCATGCAACAGAAGATTCTTCCCCTTCTTATACTCCTCAAACGCAAGTGTTTGATTGTTAGTAAGAGGTTTGATATCAGTCATGTATGACTTATCAATTGGTTTCTTCCTCTTCATCATCTTCTTAGACATTGGCTGGATAGGATTTCCGTTACCATTACCGTTGGTTTTCTTTCTTGCTCTTGGCATTATGTAAAGCGACTCAGGTTTGCAAGTGGATGTGCCTCTTGTACTTTAGACATGACTTCCTTAAATCCATCAGAAGATTTAGGTTTACCATAGGTAGCAGAGGTAGCTTGGTTTCCAAAGTATCTTTCTAACTTTGGATTATCTTCTTTAAACTGATCAAGTTCAGTCATCGACATACGGTGTTCAGTAACCTCACCTGTTTCCGTATTAATAAAATCGTAAGTAGGCATCTCTGGTATGTGTTATTCGGGGTGTACATATTCTAATGCTTCAGCAATGATAGGAAATTGTTCTATGAATATTCCTCTTACTGCTTCTGCAATATCCATGTGTTCCTTTTGGGTTCCATGTGCAGAACGTAAATCTATGTAGTGAATCCACGAACGTATACTTCCAGTCATATACAATTTAGTTGGTGTAGCAAGAGGTAGTACAAATCTTGCACACTCCTTAGCAATACCAGCATCAAGCATCTCTTTATATAATTTCATTCCATCAATGAAATGTCTTTGCATTTTAATTTCAAAGTCTTGTTGCATCAATGGATCTACATCATCAATACTATTCTGTCTATTCTTATCATCCTGTCTGCGTAATGCTGGTAGTGGAATCTCTTTAGCAAGCATACTACTATCAGCATACCTTTGAGAGAACTCTTGGTATGTAAATGATCTATGTCTTAGTATCTGTGCAGCAAGACCACGTGTAGTTTCAATCTCTACAGTCATGTGTGCTTGCTCAAAGACACTCCAGTGTCCATGTTTAATACAATACTTTAATAGTCCAGCAACCTTTGGGTTGTCCTGATTCTTAGGGTTAGATACCCTAGCAACATAACCAATAGTTTTCTCTGCGTCAGGAGTCACAGAGATCAATGATACTTTACTCATCGTAATTTACATCCTCATGATTAAATAAAATGCGAGACATTATATAAAGACCAAATGCCTTTAGATAACCTATGGTAGGAAGACCAAATAGACCTGGCATTATCCAGTTCCATACTAGCATAAGAACTAATGGTCTAACTAAATTTGCTACTGCTTCAGCACCTCTTTTGATATCTTGTACCTTTTTCTTCTCCTCAGCACTTACTTTAACTTTATCATCAAAGTATACACTCATCCTTTCTTTGATTTTTTGGGTGGTTTTGCTTTCTGGGGTGGATTCCATAATGTTGGATTGATAGTACCTGCAGTCTGTTTAAAAGTTTGGAAGTCTTTTTTATACTTATCATAGTAATGATCGAACAGTAGTACTTGACTACTTGCCATAGAAATATCGTAAGCAATACGATCTTCTTTTTTATACTCTACTATGTAAGCACTATAAGGTAATTTTTTATCATTTGCAAGTGTTGGATCACAATCTTCATGTAAGACTTGAACATCACTCACGATCTATTACCCCATTCTATTTGTGGGAATGCTTCTGTCACTACTGCTTTAGTAATACGTTTATACTTTGAGTTTAAGTTACCATCTTTAATAAGACATAACAACTCTGCTTCTTCTTCTGCTAAACCTTCTAGCAACTGAACAAACATTGACTCACGCTTAAGTGACTTCAAACTATCTTGACCACCTTTTACAAAGCGATAGAACCCTTTGTATTCCTGTTCCAAACGAGTGTGATCAGTCCCTACTGGTGCATCATTAGGTGTGTAAGGTACATCACCTTCAGGGAGCATAGAGATAACACTCTCATCAAAGTTCCAAATCAATAAAGATCTTAGAGCTTGTGAGTTATGCTTCTGTAGTAGAGCAATCTTCTCTGCTTTAGTTTTTGCATTAGAGACCTTTCTCAAGACCTCACTAATAAGTAATCTAGGATTACTATTTTCAATTGATTTTGCTGGCATAATTAATCCTCAGTGTCATCATCTAATTCAGTTTCTTTACGTAGGTAAATTAATTCGTCATGAATTATATTACCATTAGCATCCATCATTTCAGGATGTATAACTGCTCTAGCATAGGCAGCGTTTTCAACGTAGTCTTCTACGTACCCCTTTGCTAACCAAGAAACAGTTACCCCAAGGATAAATGCTCCTATAACAACTAAAACAACCAGTGCAATAATGATTGGTTCCATAGTTTCTCTCCGCAGCTATTTTTATTTAGAGAGTTTCTTACGACCTGGTTTTCGATCCAGTTCATATTGCCATGCATCACTCAGTATACCATGAAGATACTTTCGTAACTTTCTTGCTCTTGGTTTTCCTAAATGACCATATGCTTCTCTAAGTTGGCAGTGTTCATTGTCTGAACCACCTTTAATATATTGTTCTAGATCATACACTAAGAGAGCTAACTCTTTTGCTGTACTAGAATCAATAAACTCTCTAACTTGTCTACGAGTTGCTTTGATATGCTTAAGATAAGTGTAACATTTGAATAGGTACATCTCCTTTTCAAAAGCACAATCAATAGCATGTTCAACAAGATCGTAGAATTCTTCCATCAGATAAGATTTTTTTCTCGAAGGTATTTAACAGCATCATTACATCCACCAAGATTTTCATTATTTAAAACTACTTGAGGGAATGTTGAGCCTTCACCGAACTGATCATAGAATGCTTTCTTTTCAAAGTCAACCCCTAATTTATAATCAACGTAACTTAAACCTTTAGCAGATAACACATGCTTTATCTTTGAACAGTAAGGACAACCATCCTTTGAATAGACTGTAAAATTCATATTTAATTAGAGAATAAAAAAGGGTATCCGAAGATACCCTTTATTTAGATATTCAGTTCAACTTAGAATGTGAACTTAAGACCAAGCTTAGCACCCCAATCTACAACGGTGTCGCCAGAAGCGTCTTCGCCATTAGTAGCACCAGAGATCTCTCCGTATACATCAGTAGCTTCAGCAAGAGCATAAGAAGCACCAATCTTACCAGAAAGTTCTGTTTCTGTATCGTCAGTAGATTCAGTATGTGCTAGTGAAGGACCACCTTGTACATAGTAAGCAACCTTACCTTCAGAAGCAACTCCCTCATATCCAATATGGATATCGGTAGATGCAGATGAATAATCTCCATCAGGATAAGAAAGATTTGATTCTACATTCACGTATGGACCAGCAAAAGCTGCACCAGCGAGAAGGAATGGAGATGCTGCAACAGCAGCGATTGTTGATTTAATAGTCATGATTGTTTTTAAAGTATCTCGCAAGGGAAAACCCTGCGGATGGTAGCACCCCCGACATGGGGTACTTTTGACATCTACACAGGGTTACGATAGTTTCGAGTCCTTTGTATGATGGTATTTATAATAACATATCTTTACATATCTGTCAAGGTTTCCGAACGTGATTTAGTACGGTATTCCTCCAACTTCATTCTTGCTTCAACTAACATCCTTGCTGTATCTAATTTACCATCCAAATATTCACGAGTGTTATCAGGTAACAGCATCACATCCTCTGGTTCTAACAATGAATCGAACTCAAGATCAGTGTCACCAACAACCTCTCTCAACTCATCAGTTAAATTTTCTTTTCTTATTTTAGGTAGTTCCATTATAGTACCTGAACAACACCAACAACATCAGGAATCTCTTCCTGTAATTTACGTTCTATACCTTGCTTCAAAGTCATTGTACTCATGGCACATGTCTCACACGCACCACCCAATTTTACCTTAACATATCCTGTTTCATATTCTATCTCTACTAACTGAAGGAATCCACCATCAGCTTCAATATAAGGTACGAGTTCTTCTAGAACCCTTACTACATTCTCTTCTGTTAGTTCCATATGTGTTGCCAAATAGTGTTGCCTCTTAAGGTATTCATTATAATGATCCATTAATAACATACATTAATGGTACTTGCATACTGCTGGTTATAATCTGATGCAAAGAAGTTAACATCACATTCATTATAATTACCCTCAACACCATTGTGTGCAGTGTGTAATAATAATTCACCATTAGTAGGTAGGTTAGCAGATACACTTATTGCATTATTAAGATCTGCTAGTGTCCAACTAGTATTAGTCTTGAATGAATCAACCCAATAATCAAATCCATCTGCCTCTGGTTTCCTACTTATGATAGTAGCATAAGAAGATACGATTTGATCGAACACTTGTTGATAAGTATAACCTGTTTTGATTGTCATAGTCAACCAAGTAGGAATATAACTTGTTACATAGTCTCCTAGTAATGTAAAACCATCATTAAACTTAAGGTATCCCTTAGTAGTTCTAGCATATCCAGCAGTAGTAATGCCACCAGTAGGTACGCATGTAGGTTCTAACTCATAGTATTCATATCCTGATGCCATCCTAGTATGCCAAAGTAAATTCGGATGATCTTCTTCAATAATATCTGATGTTGGTGGGAATAAATCAAGTGATGTAACTATAATATTACCTAAAGAATCAGTCATCTTAAATGCTACACCACCTGGATTAGTAGCCCAGTTATCATTACCTGTACCATTAATAACATTTACACATAACTCATGACCACCTGGTGCAACATTATTAATAGTATAGAAAGTACTATTAGTAAAAGCACCATTCCAAGGTGCTACATTCTGTCCTACAGATCCTAAACTAGTACCATCCCATATAAATTCTGCCCAGTTGTCTGCCTGAACCTCAAGTATCATAGTACTTGGGTTAGTAACAGTAACAGTCCAACAACCATTATGAGTAGTACCTGATAAAGTCTCAGTGTTTGATGGGTATACTGCATACTGATCCATGAAGTCTGACCATGCAGGATGAGGACCAGATCTAACCCACTGAGGTGTAAATGGTACTGTACATACACCACCTCTACAAATTAAAAGATACCATCCACCTGGATTATCTGCCCATGCATATGGATCTCCAACCAATCTATTTCTAACTTCAAACTTTATTAAATGAGTTCCAGGTAAGAGTGTCAATGTAAATGATTCTGTACCCATCCCATTAACATATTCAATCTCTTTATTGATAAGAAGATTACCTAAAGGATCAATCCAAGTCATCTTACTATCATTATCAGACTCAACTTGGAATGTAACTGTAACTTCTGAAGCTATATCAATAGTAGTTTCAGCAAACTGCCAACTATTAAGATGAGGATCTACAACATCATCTGCAGGTTTAACAGAATAGATACCATAATCTTTTAAGAACTGTGTCCAAGGAACTGCTGGATTATTAGGAGGACCAATATGAATCCAGTTAGTTGTATTAGTACCTTCATTGGCATTGGTAGTACATTTTAATGACGATGCAATCTCAGCACCACCAGAATTATTAGTAATCCTCCATGCTATAGCAGCAGGGTTTATCCACCACCTATCTCTCCATCCAAAATCATTAGTTACATTAACGGTTACCTTTAGAATACCAGATGATAAAGTAGATGTTGCTGTATATGGTGTGGTGTAAGTACCTGTATTAAGATTACCACCAACAGCACTAATCAAAGCAGTAGAATTATCATTTATTATAACTTGTCCTTCCATATCACATCCAAATGTGAAACCATAAGTGTCTCCCACAGGAATAGAAATTAAATAAGTAACACTCTGAGGTTCTCCAGGTAAAGTACATACCTCTGGATTAACCCAAACAGAATAAGCATTTGCTTGATCATTCCACCACTCTGGACTATCAACATTGAAAGTAACTGGAGATGATTTTGCTCTCTTATATTTTAATGTATACGTACCGTCTTGCTTATAAAATCTTTTAGGTTGTATATTAATATCAGGATCAAAGGGTGAACAAGAATCCACATCCATTATTGGAGTGAAAAATGTATCAGTTAATCCCCATGTATTACCGTTGTCCCATATCTCATAATCATCTCTATCAGTACTATACTCATCCTCACAATCATAGAAAGTACCATCAGGTCTAACCTTACACTTCCTTCCAATCCTAATGGTTGGTGGAGGCATTCCAGGATATACTGGAGGATGTAATACAGGTGGATATATCCATCCATCAGGATCAGGCCAATCACGTTTCTTTATAGTCGTGACGAATCTAGGGTCAGGATTATCTACTGGCCCTAGAGGATCGCAAACTGGTCCTGGATTTCCTTCAGGATAATAATATGCCATTTACATATTAATTTTTAATTATTTATTTGTCTTCCGTTGATCTAAAATAAGTTCTAACAACTTCTATCTGATCATGATACCTAGCAATCTTATCCAACTCACATTGAATTGCTTCAGTAATATCTGAATGCTCTCCAATACCTGCTGGATGTTCTAGATAAACATTAACGTTTGCCTTGTGCTTTTCAATTTCCCCACTGGCATGGGCTAGCACCGCCTTGATAAGTGATTCTCTCATGTATACCTCTTGCGTGATTGTTATGTTCGAGTAACTTATTATACCATACCATGTCAGATAAGGAAACCTTTCTACCCAAACGTATTTTACATGCGATTATACTAAACCGCAATCGATATTCTTTGCTTAACATCTTCTATTGCTGCTGGCAAAAGTGAATACTCACGACGTTGTATTGCTCTAGTAAGTGATATGACATCATCATCTGGCATGATAGGTACTTCTCCTTGCATGATGATTGGACCACCATCAAGTTCTTCAGTCACATAATGTACAGTGCAACCTGTAACATCATCACCACTATCTAGGGCTTGTTCAACAGCATTTAAACCTTTGTACTTAGGAAGTAATGATGGATGTACATTTATGATAGGGCATGGGAACTCAGATGGTTTCTTAAGCACCCTCATATATCCTGCAAGAATTATAAGATCAACATTCCATGCTTTAAACATGGCAATCATTTTCTCCTCATCCTTATAATTAACATGGCAATAAGGAACACCAAATTTATTTGCTCTCTTAATAGCACCACACTTTTTCTTATTAGTGACCATTAAAACAACTTCATCTTTAGTACAAGTACGAAGAATGTTCTCGAAGTTAGTTCCGTTACCAGAACACATTACACCTAATCTCATTGTAGATACTCCACTATCTTAAGTATACCATAAGCAGTGAATACTTGGGGAATAATAAATGCTACCATTGCTATCACCCAGAAAACATAGTACCAGTTTTCTTTATTCTGTGTTCTCATAGTGCTGGATACTCCTCGTTACGTACTTTTTCAGTTTTCATAGTCTTAAATTCTTCTGCCAATCTACTGACTTGTTTCTTATCAAGTCCAGCAAGACTGATACAGTTCTCTAAGCACCGATAGATACATTCTCTATCACTCATAGGTGGAGCAATCTCCCACCCTTGCTCATCATAATACTTCTTACCTTCAGTAACTTGTGCCTCTACATGTCCAAGATCTTGTGTCTTAGAAGGATTCTTGTAGTTATGGCTTGTACTCTGGTTCTGGCTCATTAATAGGATGTTTAAAGTGTTCAGTGTCAAAGTAGGATACACCAGGAGGAGTGGGATCATCGTATGCCATCTTTAACTTACGTTGATACTCACGTTCATTAAGAACTTCATTGATAAGGATCTTCATCTCCTTAACATATTCAGGAGTAAACAACCTACGAGGATGAATCATCATAGGTTTATGTTTCTGTGGTTTGCCACTTGGTTTGTAATTAGGATCAGCAGGACCACTCATCCCTTGAGTGTCAATCTTGCTCATCTTCCCTCCTTGTTATCCAATCTCTATACATTCTACCATACATCATCCCCTCATGGGATTTTATATCAGCACCATCTAATAATTCTTTTTCTCTTTCGGTTAGATCACTAACCATTTCTTTGTACTCTTGCTCCCATTTAGGAACATCTTTAATCCATTGTTTAGGCATAGTATAAAATGTACAATCGACTTATTTAGACAAAAAAATACCCCGATTTTTTTTCGGGGTATCTGGGAATTAAAAAGTGATTTTCGTTTTAGCCTACAGCAGGTGCAACGAGTGCCACTTGACTTGTCTCAGCAGCAGCGAGATCAAGTGGGAAGTTGTGAGCATTACGCTCATGCATTACTTCCATACCAAGGTTTGCTCTGTTAAGAACGTCTGCCCAAGTAGGAACAACCTTACCACCAGAGTCTACTACAGACTGGTTGAAGTTGAATCCATTAAGGTTGAACGCCATTGTACAGATACCCATAGAGGTTAACCATACACAGATAACAGGCCATGATGCTAGGAAGAAGTGAAGACTTCTACTGTTGTTGAATGATGCATACTGGAAGATCAAACGACCAAAGTATCCATGAGCAGCAACGATGTTGTATGTCTCTTCTTCTTGTCCGAACTTGTATCCATAGTTCTGTGAATCTAATCCAGTTGTTTCACGGATGAGCGAACTGGTGACCAAGGAACCATGCATAGCAGAGAACAAAGCACCACCAAACATACCTGCCACACCTGCCATGTGGAA